CTTTGGGGGTAGTATTGCCAGTTGACCGGGTTGAAGTTGAAGTGAACCTAGGGACGTTAGTCTTTGATCTCTATACGGCAAATGCCCAAGCCCCTACTGCGCCTCTTGCTATTGCTAAGCACAATGCGAAGGTTCAGTCTTTGGCTCTCAATGCAGAAAAAGAAGAACTCGACATTTCTGAAGAGGTTCTTGAGGTCGTTAAAAAACCACTAGAAGATGAAGAGAAGTGGTTATCGACAAGTTTTTCTGGTATTGTGACTGTTAATGGCCAGAAAAATTATCTTCAGCTTAACTCTAAGGCAGCGGGATTCTATCCAAAAGTCATGGCTGCCTTGATGAAACTCTATGGGGTTAACGTCAATGGAACAAGCGAAGCCGTCTAAGTCCGTACTGGTAAATAAGGTCTTGGATGTTGTTCGGGACTCTTATGCTAAATTCGGTGGCCTCACTGAAAGCCATATTCGATGGGCTATGATGTATGTTATGGCCTTGTTAGATGTTAAGCAAGTGAAGGTTGGTATCCAGCCATATACAAACCCAAGAATATTATTTTTGGAGCCAATATTCGACATACCGCTATCCCCAGAAAAATGGGAAGCTCTAAGTAAAGAAAAGCAATTTCTATTGCAAAATAAAAAGATTCAGTCGGTCTTTAATCAAGAAAATTGCGATTATGAGGTTTTTATAGTAGACTCCTTACCTGAGGTAGAGGTAATTCCTAGAGAGGAAAGCGCAGATGAATGAGGTTAATGACAATAGGTATAAGTCTATTATTTCCGAAGAGCAGCGGGAAAGAGTTCGGAAAATTGTAAAAGTCTCAGGACACGCTTTATATCTATCTCCAGATAAAGAAGTTGGTGCTTTTTTATTTTTTATGCTTGGCGACGATATTCCGGCTGTAGCACTTAAGACTGCGGTTCCAGAGGATGTCATTGTGGCTACGGCTATTCAGTATAAATGGGAAGAGAAAAAATCTGCCCTTAAGCTCGGAGAGGGAGATGCAGTTAATCAGATTCAAAAACAAATGATTAATATGATATTGGCAGCCACTTTTGTATCTGTTCAATCTCAGCTTTCAGAAGTCTTGTCTGGCAAGAAACTCGCTAAAGATTGCGGTCTAATCCCAGGAACAGTCATGGGGCTGGAGAGACTGCTAGAAATGGTAGCCCTAGTCAATGGAGCTAAAGTCGCGCAGCCAGAAGGCACCAATATCCATGCTCAAAATGTTCAAATTGTTAATAATCCCGTTGCCCCACAAATCCCTGAGCAATTAATTACCCAGGATGATATTGAAAAGACTAAGCAAAGAAAGGCAGAGATGTTAGAGGCTCTAGCAAGCTCTGTAAAATAATTATGTCTAAAATATTTCTAATAGATGCAATGAATTTGGCTTTTAGGTCTTATTATGCTTTTGCCGTAAACCCGCCCAGAACATCTACAGGTAAACCTACGGCAGTGCCTTTTGGCGCAGCAATGTTTATGCACAGGCTACTATCTGAGTATTCACCGGATCATATGGTTCTTGCTTTAGAGTCAAAGACTCCCACCTTTAGACACGAGCTATTTCCTGAATATAAAGCAAATAGACAAGGAACCACTCCTTCAGATTTTGGCGTTCAAATTCCAGATTTTCTAGGTTTGTTTATGGCTATGGGGGTTAAAAGCGTATCCGTTCCTGGGTTTGAGGCAGATGACGTTATTGGCACTTTAGCCAAAAAATATGGAACAGAAGGTCACGAAGTATATATTGTTTCGGGGGATAAAGACTTTTGCCAGCTTGTAGATAATAACATTAAAATTATTTATCCAAAGAATGGCGATTTTAAAATTATCGACGCTCAAGGGGTTGTAGATAAGTTCGGTGTTTTACCTAGTCAAGTTATAGACTGTCTTGCTATACTAGGAGATAGGGTCGATAATGTCCCCGGAGTAAAAGGCATAGGAGAGAAAGGGGCTGCGGAGCTTCTTAAGACCTATGGAAACCTGTCTAATGTTTTAGCTAATGCGAACAATATTCAATCTAAGAGATATTCTACTGCTTTACAAAAATCTATGAAAGAGGCAGTAATGTCAAAAACTTTGGTTACGATTTCTTTGGAAGTCCCAGTGCCATACTCTCTCGAAGATATGAAAGTAAATAAAGAAACTATGCTGAATAATCCTGAATTAAGAAATTTATATTCAGGCTTAGAGTTTAATTCTTTATTGTCAAGAATGGTTCCTTCTCCGGGTATTGAGTCTCCGTGGGAAATTCCTGAGGAAGATGGAATTGAAGGAATATTGTAATGGATAGTAACGAATTTAATAAATTAAGATTGTTACTGGAGCCTTGCCAAACTCCAGATGAACTCCATAATTATATTCGTTATTTTTTGAAGTTAGATCTTCCTTGGGACACAGTTGACCCTGATTCGACTTCGGCTCCCTTAAAGTTTGTTTGGGCTGTATATCATGCGATGTTAACCGGAAAAGGCCCAACACGACACGTTGTTGCCGCTGCGCGTAACACGACAAAAACTTTGACCTCTTCTGTAGTTCAATTTCTTTCTTTGCTGCACTTCAGGAGAGATGGAGCGCACATTGCGTCTATTCTCGATCAGTCTTTAACTTCTATTAGATATTTAGATCAATTTATGTCCATACCTGAGCTTATGGCATATAGGCATATTGATAACGTGAGAATTAAGAAATTTACAGGCTTACCGGCAAATGACTATACGACAAAATCTGAAGCAACTCTGCGGGTTGTAACTGCTACAAAGAAAGGGGCTAATAGTCCCCGCGCAAGTTTGATTACTCTCGACGAGGTCGATTTAACTCCAGCTTCTATTATTTCTGAAGTAGCTTATGTTGCCGACCCTACAAGAGACGGCCATAAGTTTGACCCTGTATTTGTATATCTATCTTCACGCAAAAGTAATGATGGCCCTATCCAAGCCCTTATAGATGAAGCCCAAAGCCCTAAAGCAAACAAAAGAATCCGCCTTCACAAGTGGAGTACGGTAGACTTCATGGAGAAGTGTCCCGAAGAAATACATAAGCCAGAGCTTGGAAGGCCACACGCATATATACATACCGAGACCCTAGATACTATTTGGGGCAAAGAAACTTTTGATCAGGTTGTTGGACAAACTCTTCAAAGTCAATATAAAGAAGTCGTGGCATATGAAGGGTGTAAAACGTGTCCAGCTTTTACAGCTTGCCAAGGACACTCTGCCTCTCAAAGAGGTGAGTCTACAATGCTAAGGACTCGCCAGTTCGTAGGCGACATCCTTTCTGCGGTAGGAGACCCCGCTGTAATTATTGCGCAGTCTCTTAATTGGACACCAGAAAAAACGGCTCTTGTATTTAAGTCTTTCTCTCACCATAAGCACGTTAAAGATTTTATAGATTTTTATGAGTGGGTTAATGGCGAAAGATATAACCCAGATGAACTGTCTGAGGAAGAGCTAGATCGCATCGAAAGGGAGGGCACTGCTATAGAATTAAATAGTATTACTCCCGACAAGCAAGAGATTTATAAGGCCATGAAAAATAAAGGATGGCACATTCACTACGGAGTTGACTGGGGGTATAACCCAGATCCAGCCGTAGTTGTGGTGGCTGGCTATCATCGTAAAACCCGAAGAGTTGCAGTGCTACATATAGAGTGGGCGCTAAATCACGCTAACTCCGTATGGGCGCAGCACGTTGCCGAAAATGTTTGGAGACATATGCCTGGAGATATTGTCGCCCCGGATATGGCCGATCCAGCATCCCCTACTTACTTTGCTAAGTTTAATATTCCATCCCTTGATTCTAAGCCTCCTCGAATCGAAACTGGGGTCAGTTTTGTTAGGGCTTTACTATGGAACCCTATAACCCAAAAGGCGAACTTTGCCGTATTGGACGATGGAAAATCAGGCCAAAACAGCATGTTAATAGACGCTATGATGTTCTGGACTCATAAAAAGACGGCCTCTGGCTGGGACTACGATAAATTTGAAGACAATAAATACACTCACTCTATTGACTCTCTTAGGTATTTATTGCACCCATTTGTTTCAGATCTCCAAATCACCCTCAATGGCTATCAGCCCAAGGAAGAGAGATTCGATACTATTAAAGATTTTATGAAATCTAAATCCCTTGGCGATGGAGAAAAGGCGGGGAGGAATGCCATAA